ATTATTGATTATGAGAATTTTATCATCGGGCCCGAAAATACTACGCTTTCAGTAACTGTATCTACTATAGCTAGTGATGTAGTAACCATTAATGAAAATTTACTTAATACCATTGATACACTTTCGACAGAAATTTATGATAATTTTAAACAGGTGTATATAGGTTCTTCTACATTGACTATTGATTCGGGACATACTGCTACTTCTTATCTTGATCCGATACCTCCAAAAGAATTAGAATTTTTAGAAGATAAAGATTTTATTATTATACCTGCTAATGAAGCTGCTTGCTTATATCCATGTTATATATCAGATATTGTGAATACAGATGCTGGGTGGGGGACATTTTCTGTATATGCTCCATTCAAAAAAAATAGTTCTACAATACAAGGTGATGTAACAAGTAAATTAAGAAGTAAAGGATTAACCTTAGGAGGTATTGGTAATTATTGGTTACAGACATCAAACAGTGGCGTAGTAACTGGAATTGATTGGAATGGATTTAACGAAGCATTGAATTCATTTATAATAGACAATTACTCAACAACAAGTCAAGGCGTGCAACAAGATAATCCATTCAATGTTGCACAAGACACTGTTGATATAACAGCAGATCAATTAGACGAAAAACCTACTTATATTATAAAAGTTGTTAAGACTTACTAATTTCTTTCTTCAATTCATTTAACATAGCAATTTGTTCTTTTTTAAATTGCTCTGAATAATGAGTATCTTTTTGATCTTCAAGGAGTTGTTTTAATTCTAAAAGATTTTCTTCAGAAAAGAGAGTATCATGTTCAGCACCAAATACATCACCATTTGCATTTAAATATTGTTTAATTAATTGAATTCTTTGTTCTCTGTTACCAAAAACTTCAATAACACCGGGCGAATCGTCTGCGGGAAAGAATGGTGTTGAATTTAAGTTTAATTGATACTGTTGAATAATTGCTTTAAAAATATTATCAATTTCACTAATAAATTCCGGATCAGTTTCTCTTTTACCGTCATCTACAATTGGAATTGGTGACATTTTAGAGATAGGCAAAAAGAAAATAATATCCAAAAGACGCATACTTTCTTTTACTAACGGAATGCATTTTGAAATAAATGCATCATCTACTTTCTTATAACCGTTAGCCCACAGTGAATAAATTAAATTATCCAAAGGACATCTATCAAAAATAACATAATCATCTTTACTATATTTTTGCAATTCATCGATCATGTTATTCAAAATCATCCATTGTGTATCTTGATCAGTACTTTTGCTATGATTCTTTAAGAGAGATCTATATGTGTAATTATTTTTAGAATAATTTGGCCATTCCTTTAAGAAGTCTTCAATCAAAGTAGTCTTTCCAATATTTGCTGTTCCACTAATTGCAATTCTCATAACATTAATTACTTTCTTCTTCAGGAGAGTCAATGACTGTATTTTTAGTTACTTTTAGAAGGGTTTGAAGATACCTAATATCTCTGAATGTGAATTTACATACATTCAATTTTAATGCATCCTTAACGGGTGCCCAAATATATTTTGAATGTTCATCAGATAATTTAATATTAGTAGAATTTAATCTACCAATATATAAACAAATATTATAACTGGTGAACCCCATACGATGATAATATTTTAATTTTTGACCTGTTTCTTCAAATACTTCGCGTTGTAATGCTTGCTCAAAGGTCTCACCTTCATCTACATGACCACCAGGTAGATGATATTTGTTTAAATATTTAGACAATAATAATAATACTTTATCACCATTCATGATAAAGATTTTCGATACTTTTTTTGTATCCATATTATACCTTTAAAGCTTTATTCCAAAGAACAAGATGAAGTCGTGGTGAAAAATTAACGCCCCATTGCTTAGCCCATTCAGCTACTTGAGTGGCTTTTTCCGTATGTTCTTCTCTAGAACCACAGCATGGCATAAACCAAATATTTTTATTATCTAAATAAAATTTATTAATATATTTTTCTACAATTTCATCAATATCATTTTCTGATTGCACCACAAATTTAAAAAATGAGCGACCACTATCTGCATGCCATTTTAAAGCATCTGGATTATATCGTTTTTCTTCCGGATCTCCATTTGAGGCTAATTTTGGTGATACAGTAAATGTAGCTTTTAATTCTTTCCATTCATCTGAAGGAATCAGCGTACCATTTGTTTCAAAATCAATAATTGGAATAAACCCGTTCTTATACTCAAAATATTGAATAAATTTTAATAACTTCTTTTCTTGAATAAAAGGTTCACCACCTGTGATTTTAAAAATAGCATTTTGTTTTAATCTCAAATTAAAACCACTATCAACCATATATTCGTCAATCTCTTTAAAGGATGTTTTATTTTTTACACTCCAAGAGATATAAGAATCACAGCCGTGTGGTGAATCTGGTGATGCAAATCCTTTACACGTAAGGTTACACATTGACAATCTCATAAAAACAGAAGGCATGCCAACATACATGCCTTCTCCTTCGAGAGTATAAAAGAGCTTATCGTCGCTCAAAAAAAGACTTTCATTTTCTAAGTTATCCATGTTTTATAATAATATAGACATGTACGCAAATCACCCATAAATAAGTTTAATGGCCAAGAAAACCAGAAAACGGATGCAAGGAGAAGAGGATCTTAAATTAGATGCAGATGTACTTCTTCATAACTTAGAAATTAGCAAACGAAAAGATTGGTTTTGTAATTTTAAAATACAAAATAAATTCAAACTAAATGATGTTCATAATTCATTCTTAGAAATGCTAATGTATGACCAAACAAAAATGGTCTTTGTTGATGGTCCGGCAGGTACAGCTAAAACCTATCTAGCAGTATTAGCGGGTCTTCAAATGCTCAAAACAAAATCCATCAATAATATTATCTATATTAGAAGTATTGTAGAAAGTGCATCTAAAAGTATGGGTTCTTTGCCTGGTGAATTACAAGAAAAGTTCCAACCATGGTCTTTACCTTTAATGGAAAAATTAGATGAGCTAGTTGGTTCTAAAATAGGTGGTGAATTAATGAGAGATCAATTTGTTAAATGTATGCCTGTAAATTTCGTTCGCGGTCTTACATTTAGAGACTCAGTAGTTATTGTCGATGAAGCTCAAAACATGAATACTGCTGAATTGACTACTATTCTTACTCGATTTGGTGAGAATTCAAAATATATTATTATAGGTGATTCGTTCCAAGCAGATATAGGAAGTAAATCAGGATTCTCTAAGATTAGACAAGCCTTTAATAATGAAGAAAGTGAAGAGCAAGGAATTCACGCCTTTCTCTTCACTGAAAATGAAGTTGTAAGATCTCAGATCTTGAAGTTTATTGTGAAGAAGTTAGAGTCGGTACAACACTAGACTTTTCTAATTCTAACAATTCTTTTAAAGCATCTTCAAAAGAAATAAATTTAATATCACTTTTAGGTTCTACCTTTTCAGTAGAACCTAAAAGTTGATTTATTTTTGAAAATACATTGCTTTCTAAACCAATTAAATTTGGATCTCTTGTTTTTTCTATCATGCCCATGTAGTTCCCTTAAAGAATCCACCTAATCCAGACGTTACTTCATTTCCTACTGGCGCGCCTTTACTAGCAACCTGAGCTGCATTAACAACCGTATCACTTAATGATTTCGTTTCCCTTGGTGCTTCATATGAAGCTGAATTGAGTTCATGTTCCCAAACTTCTACTTTTTCAACCCAGCAACGACCATCAGTTAATTGTTTAATGTGTTCATTAGCAATATTAAAACAAAATTCCGCGGTTCTTTCAATACCAACACCTTTTTCCATAATTCGAAGATCACAAATACCTTGACTATTCATGACTTGAAATAATGGTAATTGCGGATCATCCGCAGCAACACATAAAGTGTGATCAAATTGATTTTGAAGCTTAGATTTAAGCTCTTTCAATCCGCCAAAGTCTACCGCCCAATTTCGTTCATCTAATTCTGAACAACCAAACCAAAATTTAGCTTTCAATTGATATCCGTGGATCTTACTACAATGTGAATGTGTGGCACGCCATTGACGGAATGCACAAGAACCTAATTCAATTAATTTCGTAGAAACATACGTACTCATATTAATAATCATAAACCTTAAATATAGATAATCTATGGATAATATTATAAGAATATCAGAATTGCAAAAAGCATATCCAATCGATGGAAATGATGTTTTTATTGTTAATCAAGAAAATAAAGCAGGGGCCTTAGAAACGCGGTATACCACTTCTGATGATATATCTAAATATATTTTAGATGCAGTTGCAAAATTATTAAATCAACAAATTCCAGTAGGATGCATAAAATTGTATGCTGGTAATATTTTTCAATTTGATAAATTAGATGGTTGGTTATTATGCAATGGACAAGTTGTGTCTCGTGTTAGGTACAGTAAATTATTTCAAACCATAGGTGGAATATATGGACCAGTCACTGCAGATACATTTACGTTACCAGACTTTAAAGGTCGCGTACCATTGGGATATTGTGCGGTAAACAGTGGCACAGTACCTATAGGAGGAGAATTACCAGATGTCTCATTAGGGAGTGAGGGCGGTTCATATACACATACATTAAATGAAGGTCAAATACCTTCACATACACATAATGATACTGTAGGACATACCCATAATTATATGGACTTAACAAAATTTACATGGTGGCAAAATGATGGTGATACCAACTCAGCCACTACACCCCATAATCATTCCGTATTCAAAGAAGTGAATAATAGAAAAAAAGGTATCAGGAATCCTATTTATGATGAAAAAACAACACCATCTACAATTATAGCATTGACAGAAACGGGTGGCGATATGCCACATAATAATGTACAACCGTTCCTAGCTGTAAATTATATTATAAAGTATTAACAAAACAAAGCGTTTCTGTATATAGAACAAATATCAAAATCTGTTAATCCTTTTTCTCTCAGATAAGAGTCCACACATTCTGGAGTCTGGGACATATAGATTGTCTTTAAAAGAATTTCATCAGATCCATTTACTAAACCTTTACTAATTAAAAATTGCAATGCATTTATTTTTAACTTTTGTAATGGATCTAAAGTGTCTTGAATAGAAACAATGGTTTTAGGAACAGTAGCTACTAATCCAAGGTCTTCTACATAAACAGAAAAAGTAGATTCATTTTCGGCGAGGATATAACCTTCATAACCATTATATTTTAATATTTCACCAGACGAACAATTGGCGGGATCTACTTTTAGTTTTACGCGTACCAACTGACTATCTTTAAGACTATTTTCAATAACCTTATTAAAACGTTTCATGTTTATATTTATGAATATAATTAAATATGATAAATGGCTGATATACCTGTAAAAATTTCAGATCTCGATAAATCTTATGCATTGTCAGCAAGTCCTGTTGAATTTTTAATTAATCAAATAGATGATACGGGCAAATATCAAACATGCACAGTACCATTATCAGTTGTATCAAAATTAGCTAAAGAAGAAGCAAAAAAAATGCTAACAACTTCTGTAGAAATTGGAACTATAATACCATATGCGGGAAAAGTTTTGAGTCAAGAATCTATAAAAGGATGGTTACTTTGTAATGGCCGGCGTGTTAAAAAGGTTGAATATCCTGCATTATGGAATTTAATTCGCGAAATATATGGACCTTCTACAGATGAAGACTTTACATTACCTGATTTTAAGGGGCGCATAGAAATGGGATATTCATCTACAGGTGAATCGTTTGAACCTAATTTTGGTAATTGGATATCGGGCGAGAAAATTAATTTGGGTGAAGGTAATAATCCAAATTATCCGGATAGAGGCGTGTTTAATATACAATTACAAAATACCGATATTCAGGATCACATACATTTTGTACCTACACATAAACATAAAATATTAAATTACTCAACTATTTTTAATTACAAAAAATTAAAATTGCCGCGTTTCTCGTCGGTATTCGGGTTGTCAGTTCCGTATGTCATTGCAACAAACTGGAATTACATTGGAGTATATTCACCTGACAAATATACCACATATGAAAATAGTAGATTTTATCACGCCTATAAGGGATCGGGATCAATGTTGCATAACAATAATTACAATAGTGTAAAAGATTTTATTTTTAAGCTAAGAAAACAAGGCGAACTTGAAAAAAAGCCCATTAGTCTCATATTCAATTATACAAAAGATTTTCAATCTGAAATTGATAATAGAAATAAAATTATACCCGAAATAAATCATGTATTTGATAATTATACTAAAAACAGTTCCACTACTAATGAAAAGGGCGGAAATAATTATCATAAAAATATTCAACCTAATATCACAATGAACTTTTTAATTAAATATTAAAATGGAAAATGGATTGCCTATTTCAAATTTAAAAAAAACATATGCATTATTAGGTGACGAAAATTTTGTTGTTAATCAAAAAAATCCAGTAGATAAAAAAATTGAAACTAGAGCTACTCCATTAAATGATCTTATAAACTTTATTAAAGACGAAATAAAAGAATCATTAGATGAGGTTATGCCTATTGGTTCAATTAAATCTTACGCGGGTCCTGTTGAAGCTGTTGATAGTATGCCTGGGTGGTTATTATGTAATGGTGATATGGTATCAAGAGTAAAATACAAAAAATTATACGATATATTGGGTAATCTATATGGTCCTGCAGCGGCAGGGACCTTTAGATTGCCAGATCTAAGAGGTAGAGTAATCATGGGGTTTTGCAATGGTGCATCAATTTTAAAACCAAACTTTGGAAATTGGAGAGATTCTGAAAGTATTACATTAGGTAAGAATACAAACAATGATGGTAATTTTTACCATCAATTAAATGAATCAGAATTACCTAGACATTCTCATTTAAACAGTCATACACATCAGTATTTTAATATTGCCAAAATGCAATATTCATATGTAGGATCTTACGGCAATAGATATTATGGTGCTGACCGTGCTTATAATATAATTGTATTTTCGCCCGGTGATAAGCTGGGTCAATTTTTAGAAGAATCAAAAAATAATAGTCAAACTTTTTCACCAGAATTGTCTTCTTATGTAACAGAGACCAGCGAAGCAGCTAGTTATACTTTACCTGCCGGAAATAATACACCACATAATAATATGCAACCTTATGTGGCTATCAATTATCTCATAAAATATTGAAATTAACCGAAACCATTTTATAATGGTTTAATGTCTAAATTAGGTAATCAATTATTAACTCGAGCCAATGGTAATTTACCACTGAGCGACGGAGAAAAGAAAAATATCATTGATAAAGCAGCTGCAGCATATGCTCAATTTTTAGATGCTCTGCAGTTTGATTGGAAATCAGATACTAATAGTGCAGATACACCCCGAAGAGTAGCTAAAGCATTTGTTAATGATCTCATTTCTGGTTGTTATAACGAACCGCCAAATATTACTGCTTTTGATAATGAAGATGGTTATGATGGCATGGTATGTCAAAACAATATTAAAGTAACATCCCTTTGTTCACATCATCATGCTGCTTTTACTGGCGTAGCACATGTTGCATATATTCCTTCAGTAGATGGAAAGGTAATTGGTTTATCTAAACTTAATCGTATTGTTGATTGGTTTGCTAGACGGCCACAAATCCAAGAAGGCTTAACTTCACAAATTCATGATTATGTAAATAATATTTGTGAAAATAATAAAGGTGTCGCTGTATTAATTGAATGTAAACATACCTGCTGTTCAAATAGAGGAATCAAACATGATTCTACCATGAGAACAGCTAAGATGTCTGGTGCGTTTATGGATAACGGAAACAATGCTCGAGCTGAATTCTACAAATTTGTAGAATTTTCACAAACACGTTAAGCGGCGTTACTGGTACCGCCAGTTGCTGCAATATTAGTAGGAGGTAATGCTGGTGCACCTGTGTTCCCGGCATTATTTTTTTGTCCTTGTTGCAATCTTTTTTTAGCAATATCAATGATTTTCTTTTGTTGATCTAAGGGGATTGTTTTCCATGTATTAGTATCAACAACCTTTTTCATTTGATTAAACTTTCCTAATTCATTTTGCAATTCGGGATCTTGCTTAAGCATCTCAGCTGCTGCAGCTTTATGTTCATCATTATTATCTAAATCTAAAGACGCACCCGATAATGGTGTGGTAGGAACATTTTCAATAAGATATGCCTTCAGTAAATCATTGCAAACATCATTAAAGGATTCTCTGACATTGATGTTAAGTGCTGCAAGATGTTTTTGTGCTTCTTTTTTTGTTTTATGTGCTTTAAGATTTTTCTTTTTACCTGTTTTTGCATTACAAACAAAATAACCAGAGCCTTGTTTTTTGATTTTATATGGCATATTAAACTTCGCCTCCGGGTAATAATTCTTTTACTTTTCTTTGTATTTCATCTAGCCTTTCCGGTGTAGCTGCAGCTGAATCTGTTATGCTAGATGCATCTATAATTTCTTGTAGTTTTTTATCTAGAAAATCACCTTTTGTTGAATTTAATTCAGATGCAAATGTTTGTTTTAAAACACCAACAATATCTCTTACCATGTCTAATGTACCTTTAATAACTAAAGATACTTTTGAATCAGTATCTTGTTTTAAGGTATCTACTTCAGAAGGAGAGGCTGTATCTATTTGTTGTGGTAATGCTGCATCAGGCTGTTCTAGCTCAGGTAATTCTGCTTCACCATACAACCTTAGTTTTGTATTAACTAATTTCGTAAATTTCATTGATTCTATTTAGCTAATGTCAATCTTAATTGTTGATCATTAGTCAGAGAATCATTGAGGTGATTAAATCCACCATCTTTTAAAAATTTTTTGATGTTATAAATTTTATTTGAAGTAATATTACATCTTTGTAGATTTCGTTTAATATCTAAAAGATCAGTAGTTTGTAAATTATTAATATTATTATAATTAATATAACAAATTTTAAATTTTCGTAATACCTTATTAATTATAATAATAATATTATCTAAATGGCAACTGTCTAAAATTTGTAATGTTATATTATTAAAATTTAATACAACTTTTTCAGATTCGGGGTTTTTGATATATTTTAAAATATTATTAATGATAAAATGGGTAATTAATCGTTTACAGTCGCGAGATTTAAAATTAATAATAATATTATTAATATGGAAATATTTAAATATATCAAGTTCAGCAATATTAATAATATTATTTAAATTATATATTTTAATATTATATTCACTGTATGTCGCACTCTCTACCATCTAATATCTATTATAGTTAGATCAGTAGTCTAATTATCAACCCCCAAATTTAAACTTTTTTCTTAAGCTTGCCGATTCTTAGATTAATTATACCATTGTAATATTCATCACTCATGAGTACTTCACGATCGAACTGTTCCTTAGCTTCATAGTAAGCTAATTCACTTTTACTATCACAAAATCTTAATATTTCAAATTTAAAATTTTCTTTACCCAAATTTTTTATATCGTCTAAAAGATCATTGGACGAAGACATATATTCCTTCCAATCTGTTTCTATTACAAAATGTCTTTTATTTTTTTTACCTTTTAACGGTTTTAATTTTTTAACAGTTTGCATTTGTTTCTTACCTACATACTTTTTATTCGAAACAATATTTGTTATAAGGTAAATGAAACCATACGCAGAAACAAACGGAACAGTGCTTTCCCAGTGTCCAATATCCATTATAAGGTCCTCTTAAGATTTCTTCGATTGAATCTCATTTTACCGCGTTTACGTTTGCCTAATGGTTTAGCTAGTACTGCAGACCCGGGATTATAAAAATCTTTATTACCCACAGCACCACCCATGTTTGTCTCAGAACCCGGTCCTAGGACATCTGCAGACATCATTTCCATTAATTGGTTATATAACTCTTCAAAAGTCCTTGACATTCTTAAAAATTATTTATCATTTATAGATGGAGTTGTTAGACCGTTACATAAAAGAAATTGAATCGGATCTAGTATTGGATGAAATGAACCTACGAGATATGCAATTAAGATTGCCTGTTCGAAAACACTTCTGGGTTGGTCGTTTAATTAAACACAAAGTTGAACTGAATAAGTATCAAAAACAAAAAGAAGATCTTAAGAAAGCATTGGTGAATAAAGTTATAACTGATGCACCAGTACAACTTTCAAAGGTAACAGCTGAAAAACGCTTAGATGAATTTACCGAAGTTATTGAATTGAATAAAAAAATTAAAGAATTGGAATATGTAATAGAACTCTTAGAAAAGGTAGAAAAGAATTTCAATTCAATGACCTATGACATTAAAAATGTAATTGAAATTTTAAAATTAGAACAACAATGATAGAAGTAGATTATCATGTAAAAAAGAAAAAAGGTATTTTAACTGGTGATCATTTTGATCGAATTCGAGAACATTTTTCAGTAGAAAATCCAGCAGCTAAATTTATGAGATATAATCGTTTCATGCCTAAACGATTATATTCAATAACACCCACAGGATTATTTGATATTGGTCTAATTACAGAGATTAAAAAATTTTTATTTAAAAGTGGCATAACCTCTGAAATGCATTTAACAAAAGCTGCAACAGACGCTTTATCTCCTAATATTGTATATCAATTTAAAAATAATTTTTACGAAAAATATCCTTTAAGAGATTATCAAGAAGAAACAGTAAAATTATGTTTATCACAAGGTAGGGGTGTGGCTGTTTTGGGTACAGGAGCCGGTAAAACATTGACCATGGCCACATTAGTACAATCATGTTGGCATCCGGGATTTAAATGCTTAATAGTTGTACCGGATTTAGGATTAGTCAATCAAACCTATTCAGACTTTAAAGAATATGGCGTTTCATTTTCTATGACGAAGTGGACAGGATCAATCGAATTGGATCCTAATGCAGATATTATTATTGCGAACACAGGTATCATACAAAGTCGTTTTGAAGATAGTGATTGGATCCAATATGTAGACATGGTTGTTGTGGATGAAGTTCATAAAGCAGGTAAGGATACAAAGTTAACAAAAATATTACAGAAGATAGAAACAAATTGTAAATTTGGTTTTACAGGTACATTACCGGAATCAAAAATTGATTCATGGAATATTATAGGTAAAATAGGACCTGTTTTAATTACAAAAAATTCACATGAATTGCGGTTAGAAAACTATCTTACTAATGTAGAAGTAAAAGTATTTGAATTAAATTATAAAACAAAACCAGAAAAGGTTTTAGATAAACAATTTGCAACAGAAGAATATGCCGTAGAAAACGAATTCATTAAATCAAATGTTTATCGCAATAATACTATAAAAACAATAAGTGGTAATTTTAAAAATAATATTTTGATCATGGTTAATCATATTGATCATGGAGAAATTCTTGAAGCTACACTTTCTGCATTACCAAACAAAAAGGTTTATTTTATTCGGGGTGAAGTTGAAGTAGAAGACCGTGATAAAATCAAGCACATTATGGAAACAGAAGATAATGTTGTATGTGTTGCAATATCATCTATATTTTCTACCGGCGTTAATATTAAAAATATTCATTTAATTATATTTGCCGCCGGGGGTAAAAGCTTTATCCGGATTGTTCAAAGTATTGGTCGCGGCTTACGTAAGCATGATAATAAAGAAAAATTAATTATTATCGATTTGGCTGATCAATTAAAATATGGCGAACAGCATTCTCTTAAGAGGCAATCTATATATAAAGGTGAAAATATTCCATTTTCTATTCACAAATTGACGGAAAAGTAGTAGATTATTGGTCGGAATAACCTATTATTGTCAAAATAGGTTATGGCAACATTAACGTCTCAAAATAAAAAAGAAACAAAAGCTAAAGTAAAAGCTGTGCCTAAAGTAGGCAAAGATAAACATTATGTAAATTCTGATGAACTTAAAAATGCAATCACAGAATTTTATAAAACAGATGATTGTTCTGTTTTCCTTTGTGAAGCCTTGAATAAGATTGCACAAGGTCTTTCATTTTCACCATCCTTTATCAATTATTCGTATAAAGAAGAAATGATTGGCGACGCAATCGTAAAAATGTTTTCGGCTCTCAAAAGAAAAAAGTACGATGTGAATTCAGAAACATCTCCTTTTTCATATTTCACAACAATTGCTTTTCATGCATTCATCAATCGTATTAAAAAGGAAAAGAAACATCATGATGCCATTACTGCATATCGTGATCAAAAATATGAAGAATTACTTACTAGTGGAGAAATTAACGTTTATATTAAGCCGATGATTGAAAGTGAAGGCGATTGCGGCTATAATGACGATAGTGAATAATTTTTTCAAAAAACAAAAGATTGCTATTTTTTCCGATCTTCATATCGGAGTACACCAGAATTCAAGATTTTGGCATAATATTGCAAAGGATTGGGTTGAATGGTATATCAGCAATCTTAAGAAAGAACAAATTGAAGACGTTGTATTCTGTGGGGACTTCTTTCATACAAGAGATGAAGTCTCTGTAGATTCATTGCATTTTGGTTCTTGGGTTTTAGAACAGTTTAAAGACTTTAATGTTACCCTGATTACAGGTAATCATGACTGTTATCTAAAGGATTCTTCAGAAATTAATTCACTCTCACCATTTCGTGGATGGAAAAATGTGACATTAATTGATGTGCCACGAACTGTTGAATCACATGGTTATAAATTTAATTTCATTCCATGGGGTACAAAGTTAAAAGATTTTCAAAATGCTCATATTACATTTGGCCACTTTGAGATTAATAATTTCAAAACAAATAATTATTATATTTGTGATCACGGAGATAATGCATCTGATGTCTTAGAAAAAAGTGATCTTATTATTACTGGACACTTTCACCTTCGTGATGAAAAGAAATTCAATAAAGGCACAATCCTTTATGTAGGTAATCCATTTCAAATGGATTTTAATGATGCTGATACTGTAAAGGGATTCTATGTTTTAGATATTTGTGATAAAACATATCAATTTACAGAGAACACTGTATCACCATCACATTACAACATACTTCTTTCAGAATTGGTTAAAAAACAAACTATTACTGATGAAGTTCGCGAAACCTTTAAAGACAATTTAATTAAATTAAAAATTGATAAAAGAATTACTGCTGACGACACTGATATTCTTTTAACAAAATTAAAACAATTGAATCCTTTACAATTTACTGTAGAATATGATTCATCGTATTCGCCTTATGATATTTCTGAAGATAAGAAGGATTTATCGGGAATTGATGTTCAACAAGCTATAATTGAATTTATTGATTTGATGGATATTAACAATAAGAGTGAAATTATTAATTATACGTTAGATTTGTACAAAAAGATTCAAAAATGAAAAAAGTAAACTTCAAAGAAGTAGAGATTAAAAATTTTCTTTCGATTGGTAATACACCAGTTAAATTAGAATTTAAACCGGGTCTTCATATTATTACAGGCATTAACCGTGATAAGATTGATAGACGCAATGGGATTGGTAAAACTTCAGTGATTGAATCTATTTATTTTGCAATCTTCGGCAGCACCCTCCGCGATCTCAAAAAGGATCTTATCCCCAATACATATACTAATGGCACATGTGAAGTCAAATTATCATTTGATGTTATTGTGAATAATAATTCACATTCTTACAAAATTATTAGGACCTTAAATCCTTCTAAATTATCTTTCTTTTGTGATGGTAAAGATATAACACGTGATTCTATTAAAAATACAGAAGATGATATTTTTAATATATTAAATGCTTCACCTTCTATCTTTGAGAATTGTGTTATTATGACATTGAATAATACAGTTCCGTTCATGGCTAAATCAAAGGTAGAAAAGAGAAAATTCATTGAAGGCATTTTTAATTTAGAGGTATTTTCACAGATGCTATCTTTATTGAGAGAAGAATTTAGTGATCATAAACGCATTTATGAAATTGAATTAACTAAATTTGAAGAAGCACAAAAAACAAAAGAGAATTTAGAAAATCAAAAACAAACCATTCTTGATACTAGAAAACAAAAGATATCAACATACATGGTGCGTAAAGAAAATAATTCAGCTGAGAAGATCAAGCTAATTGAACAATTAGAAGAACATATTGATATTGATGAAAATTCTATCAATGAGCAGATCAAAAAATTAGAAGAGGGTCTTATTCAATGTGATCAAAAAATTGAAAAATTTACGGAAGCTAAATCAAAAATTGCTACAACTATTGATCAATTAGAACAAAAGGTTAAAAATATTGGTACTAATAAAAATACATGCCCGGTATGTCTTAAACCAGTTACTGAACATGATAAGGAAGAGTTAGAAAAAGAAAAAACCAATATACAATCTGAAATTCATGTTTTGGATGCAAAGATGGATAGTTGTACTGATGCATTACTTACCCTTAAAAAGAAAAAACCAACTATCAAAACCGCAATTGATAAGCTCAATTTAAAGATCAATGAAATTAAATTGATTGAACAGAAAAAAATTAATATCAATGATCGTATCAAACAATTAGATGATTGGCTTATTCAATTAGATGATGATATTGAATCTTTAAAATCTAATACAACAGATGTAGATGATATTTTAGTAGATATTATTTCTAGAGTTGAAGCTGCTAGAGAAATTGTTAATAAGCACAAAACACATCTAAACCTTCTTGAAACTGTAAAATATATTGTCTCGGAAGAAGGTGTTAAATCATACATTGTCAATAAGATTTTATCATTATTCAATTCAATTTTGATGACATATCTACGTAAGATGGATGCAAATTGTTCTTGCTTCTTTAATGAATATTTTGAAGAAGAAATTATTAATGAAAAAAATAAAATATGTTCTTATTTCAATTTCTCGGGCGCAGAAAGAAAGAATATGGACTTTGCTTGTTTGTTTACTTTTATGGATATGCGCAGACTACAAGGTGATGTAGTATATAACATTTCCATTTATGATGAATTATTTGATTCTTCATTGGATGAAAAGGGTGTTGAATTAGTAACCAATATTTTAAAAGACCGAGTTCATACACATAATGAATGTGTAATGGTTATTTCACACCGAAAAGAAAGTATTCAGCATGCTACAGGAGATGTAATTTTCCTCGAAAAGAAAAATGGTGTAACATCAAAGATTGATTATAATCCTTTTTTGGATAATTAATCTTCAGGATGTTCACACCGAAATTTAATACCATGCCTATGGGGTTACAGCCTCAGGGCACACCTGCTTCTCAAGCAGCACCTCAAAAATCAGAACACAGCCCAGAGGATCTTATGAGGGTTGTGCATTATAATGCAGATCATTCTGGATGCGGTCTATGGCGTATGTCATGGCCGGCACACTTAATTAACTTCCATAACAAAGCAATGATTACAGAATCTACTGTAATGATTACTGATCCTAGATGGTACCAAAATGTAAAGGCAATTCGTGTACAAAGACAAGCTACACCACATCAATTACAATTCATAAAATTTTTAAAAGGAATTCAAAAAGATATTGGATTTAAATTAATCTATGAAGTAGATGATGTAATCTTCCGGGAAGATATTCCTGACTACAATAAATTCAAAACAGCATTCGTGGCTGACGAAATTAGACAAAGTGCTATTGAGATTATTAATTTGTGTGACGAAATGACCGTTACGTGTGATTATATGAGAGACCTGTATCGTGAACGTACAGGTAAAAACGAAATCACCGTAATACCAAATTATGTTCCTAGGTTCTGGATGGGTAACTATTTCAGCGAAGCTAAAGTATCTCGTAATTATGACAAACATAAGAAAAAGCCTCGTATTTTGTATGCTGGATCTGGTGCCCACTTTGATGTCGAAAATCGTGTAGGCCAGAAGGATGACTTCGAGCACGTATTGAAGGCTGTTATTGATTCGCGAAAGAAATATCAATGGGTGTTTATTGGCGCATTCCCATTGGCATTAAGGCCATATATCCAAAATGGAGATATTGAATTCCATCCATGGCAAAAACTATATGATTATCCGAAAAAGATTTCCGATTTAGAAATTCAAATGTCTGTAGCTCCATTACAAGATAATAGTTTCAATAAAGCAAAATCTGATTTGAAATATATCGAAGCATGTTGTTATGGAATTCCCGTTGCATGTCAAGATATTGAAACATATAAGGATGCTGAAATCAAATTCAAGACTGGCGACGAAATGCTGAATTGTATTGCAACAGAATTAGCAAAAGCAGGTCATTATAAAAACCAAGCAATTCAACGTTATAAAGTAGCTGAGAATAGATTCTTAGAACACGATCGCAATCTAGACTGTTACATGGAACTGTATAAGTATGGTTATCGCGATCAAAACCGCGTCAATTTGAGACGATATAATCCTTGATTATAGTTGCGATACCTATTATCATTTCTTTATGATTGGGTATCGCAATGCTTGTTATAATCCGAAAGACCAAACAGTAGAAATTTATACATGGTCTGACGATGGAGATCGTATTTCATATACAACGAAATATTATCCCTATTATTATTTTGAGGATAAAAGAGGAAATGAAGTATCGATTTACAATACTCCATTAGCTAAGAAGTCGTTTAATAATGCTTATGAACGACAAAAATATATTACTGAATCAGGAGTCAGGAGGGTGTATGAACATTTTGGTGCAGTGCAGCAAGCCTTGCTGGATATCTTTTGGCAATATAATGAAACAGATGATTTTTCAAAGTTTCCTCTAAAGACTTATTTCATTGATATTGAGGCAGTATGTAAAGATAGATTTCCAGATCCAACATTAGCAGACGTTCCGATTAATGTATTGACTATCTATGATACATTCACAAAGAAATTTTATGCATGGGGATTGAAACCTTATAAAGCTAAGCGAAATGATGTAATATATTATTATTGCAAATCAGAAGAAGATCTTTTGGCGGGTGTTATTGAATTTTTCAAAAAAGATCCACCAGATGTTCTCTCGGGATGGAATAGCGCGGGATTTGATATTCCTTATATCATTAATCGATTAAAGAATATATTCGGTGAAGCTGGTATGAATGAAATTTCACCAGTCAAAAGAACCTACGTAAGAACATTTATTGGTACATTCGGTAAGACACAAGCCAGCTATCATATTGATGGTATTTCGTGTGTTGATTACTTAGATGTATATAAGCGATTTTCATTCGCAAACAGAGAAAGCTATAAATTAGATAGCATTGGTGAGCTAGAGCTGGGCGAAAAGAAAGTAGCTATTGAAAAGGATCTGTATGATGTAATGGTTGATGATTGGGATACATTTATAGATTATAACATTCAGGACGTTAATATTTTAGTAAAGCTAGAAGAGAAATTACAATTTTTGTCACTTATTCGAATGATTTCATATATTGGGTGTACAACATTTGAAGGAGCATTGGGCACACTTGGTATTATTACAGGTGCAGCTGCTATTCGTGCTCGAAAGAAAGGTCAACGTATCTCCACGTTTATTAGAAAAGAAGATGATGGAAGTAGAAATCCTGGTGCCTATGTAGCAGAACCACTGAATGGTTTTCAAGAAGATATTGTATCATTTGACGCTAATTCACTATATCCAAATTTAATGATTTCATTAAACATGTCCCCAGAAACAAAAGTAGGCAAAGTGCTAGAGGCAACAGATGATGAAGTAACCATACAGCATGTGAATGGCCAGGTATTCAAATTATCTAAACCAAAATTCGCGCAATTTGTTAAAAAAGAAGATATATCTATTAGCAAAGCTAAAGTATTGTTTTCACAAAAAAATAAAGGCATTGTACCAGAGATGGTTGATTTTTATTATCAAAAAAGAAAAACAATTCAAACAGAGCTCAAAAAATATAAAAAGGAATATGCTAATAAAGAAGATATAACAAATGATCGCAAATCATTCCTAGAAACAAAGATAACACAATTAAATGCAAAACAACAAAGCATAAAGATCTTCATTAATAGTTGTTACGGTTATTTCGGTAATAAACATGCACCTATTGGTGACGATGATATTGCATCATCAATCACATTGACTGGACAAGCAGTAATTAAGCAGGCTCGCGAAATTGCAAAAAAATACATTTCAAAGCATAGCAATATTATGGATGAAAAGACTTTAGAAACCGTTGCAATATATGGTGATACAGATTCTTGTTATTTATCTCTTAAGTTATTGCCTATTGAATTTAGTAAGAATGGAAAGATTACAAAAGAAGGTTATTTTCACGCTGAAGAATTAGAGAAGTACTTAAACCAAGAAATTCAAATTTGGGCAAAGAATACACTTAATTCAAATGATTGCAGATTAGCATTTAAGAGAGAAGCTATGGCTGATGTTGGTCTTTTCTTAGAAAAGAAACGATATGTTTTGCATGTATTGGATGATGAGGGCATTCAGTGTGATAAATGGAAGTATACTGGAGTAGATGTTGTTAGAACAACGATGCCGCGAAATGTTAAACCATATGTAAAGAAGATTATCGAAACAATGTTAACCACAAAATCATGTGCTAAGACAAATGAAGTTTTAAAAGAAGCTTATGATGTGTTTCAAGCGTTACCTATTGAAGATGTATCCAGAACAAGTGGTATTAGAGGTTACGAAAAATATGCAAATATGTGTCATGACTTCAAAGTAAGTAAAGGTATGCCTAATCATGTTAAGGCTGCTTATTTTCATAATCTCTTATTAGATAAAATGAATCTAACGGGAAAATATGAAAGAATTGCTTCAGGTGATAAAATTAAGTATTTTTATGTCCAGACTCCTAATAAGTATGGAATTGAAAGTATTGGATTTAAGTATGTATTTCCAGAAGAATTTAGATCAGTGTTCTTACCAGATAGGGAATTGTTATTTGAAAAGATTGTATATGCTGCCGTCGAAAGATTTTATCAATGTGTTAATTGGACACCAAGAAAACCAAGTGAACAAGTATTATTTGAATTAGATGATTTATTTGGTGAATAAACTATTGACAATTAAATCAATTTTCCTAAAATATAAAAGATGTCGAAACTAATTTTTATTGACCAAATTGGAAGAACTATTATCGGTGAAGAACAATCTCGTGAAGGAGGTCGTTTACAGGTAAAAAATCCTTGTATGATTAATGTTAATCAATTACAAAATGGACAATTGCAAGTTCAATTGTTTCCTTTGTTTTTTCCTGAATTCCTTTCTGACTCTTCAAGGAGTAGTGGTTCTGTTTTTGATTTTAATCTTGACAACCTGGCTCTTGGGGTTGGTGTAGAAGTAGACGGTCGTTTATTGGAACAATATACACGTATTTGTAACCCACCACCTACTCCTCAAACCAATGAAGAGCCTCCTGTGATTAAGTTGTTTGATGAGTAATTTTGTTTGCTGAGTGTTGTGTGTAAAATCCCGAGAGATTAATCTCTCGGGATTTTTTTGTGCTTTAATTTAATATAAAACATGGACAAAGATCTATTAAAATCATTAGAAATTTTAGACGACGGTAATCCTTTTGCGACCTTTTTATCGCAATCCACTTTATCAGTTATTGATAAATGGATTGATACGGGATCCTATGTATTAAATGCCATTATCTCAGGAAAGATTCGTGGTGGTGGTATACCTTCTGGTCGCGTTACTATGTTATACGGAGAATCACAAACCTTTAAATCTTCTTTGGTTATGAAGATTCTTGCTAATGCACAAAAACAAGGTATGATTCCTGTTATTTTTGATACTGAAAATGCCGTTGATCCAGAGAGTGCTGCACGATTAGGATTAGATACAACAAAGGTAAAATATGTACCAACATTCAATGTTGAACAATGTCGTAATGCTATTCATAAGTTTTTAACATCTGTTAAAGAAAAGGGGCAAGAAGGTAAATTTATTATTGCTATTGATTCATTGGGTAATCTTGAAAGCCAAATGGAACAAGCACGTATTGAAAAAGATTCAGTAGCACCTGATATGGGTTCCAGAGCCCGTGCTATTAAAACTTTGTTAAGAACCGTAACACAGCTTTCTGCTATTACCAAAACTCCTGTCTTAATTACAAATCACCTATATGATAATCCAGCAGAATTACATCCTTCATTAGTAAAGACTATGCCTGGCGGCAAATCAGTTATCTATATGCCTTCTGTATCTGTTCAATTAATGAGAAAGCCAGTTAAAGAAGACGTAGTTAAGTCAGATTCTTCGGGATTAGCTACTTTCCAACGCAATTACGTTGGTATTATTATTAGAGCACTGACCTCTAAGAATCGTTTTATTAAACCATACCTTGAAGGTGAATTGTATGTATCATTTACAAACGGTGCTGATAAGTATCATGGTTTATTAGATTTAGCAGTTGGATTGGGAATTATTGAACAATCAGGTGCTACTTATGCATTCAATGGTGAAAAGTTAGGATATGCAAAGAGCTTTTTGAATAATACAGAATTTTGGGAAAATGATATTATTCCTTTGATTGAAAAGAAAATTGCTGTTGAATGGGCTTATTCAACAGCAGAAGATGCAGAGTCTACTGAAGTAGAGGATGAAGAATAAATAATATCATGCAAAATGATACAGATTTAATCTTCGAAGCATATAAAGAAATCTATTCAGAAGGATGGAAAGACGCAACTGCTGCACTAATGATGATGATTGGTGCAGGAGTAGGTTTCGGTAAAGCTGGTAGTGAAATCAATCAACGCAGTCAGGGTTACCCCTCTTTAACACCACCAGAAATGCAAGAAAAAGTTTCTTCTGCAGACGAAAGATCAATTGCTGATTATCTGGATAAAATGATGCACATCAGTGAAATGAATAATGTACCACAACAACATTTAAATGCTTTAAAAGCTATTTCACAAAATGAAAAGTATTCAGACTTGGCACATAAGGCCGAAAAGATTCTTTCAATTATGAAAGATAGAGCAATGCGCAGTAAAGCAAATGTAGCTGCTATCAAAAATTCATTTAAATAATATTGATATACAATAAAAATTGAGATATAATAACCACATGACTAGTACTCATGTGGTTATTCCTTTTTCAGGCGGCATGGATTCTTCTGTTTTGGTGCATTTAGCCTTATCAGAAGGATATAATGTTCATATTTTATCCTTCAATTACGGACAAAGACATTCACAAGAATTGGATTGTGCTTCTAAACAAATTCAAAAATTGAAGTCTTTATATCCCAATTTGAAGTCATATAAGACCATTGATGTGTCTTATATTAAAGATATTGCACCCACTTCTTCATTGACAAATAATGATATTGAAACACCAGATGTGCGTAAAATTAAAGGTGAAGCACAACCAAAATCATATGTTCCAAACCGTAATATGATGTTTTTATCTATTGCAGCAGCATGGGCAGAATCAATCGGTGCAACAGAAGTTTGGCACGGCGCCGCACAAGCAGATTCATTAGCTGGGTATTGGGATGGTTCACCTGAATTCTTGGAATCTATTAACAATGTTTTATCATTGAATAGAGAAAAAAGAATTACAATTAAAGCGCCATTAATTGAATTAAGTAAAGCAGAAATTATTAAATTGGGTATTAAGAAGAAAGTAGACTTTAGTTTAACATATACATGCTACTCCGGCGAAGAAAAACCAGATGCATATTCAGCATCATCCTCATTAAGATTGCAAGGATTTATTGAAGCAGGTTATAAAGACCCACTTCAATACAAACAACAAGAACAATTAGAAGAAACTTATAGAAAAAGAAATTGTAAGGATATTATCCTCTAAACAATTCTTCCATACGATAAGCAAACTGTTTGCGTTTGATATATTGTTCTTGCAATAAACGATCAGTTTGCTTAGCTGTTAATTTTTTAGATTCTGTATAAGAAGTTAATGCTTTAACAATTTCTTCATACATTTCTGCGACATCATCATTGTCAGTAGTCAGGGGATATAAATTTTCAATTAATTGATCCACAAAATCAGCCGCTGTACCTGCACGTAAAACATCAACAGCTGAAATAATACCTTCTGTTACATCATCATTATCCATAATGATGTTGCTGAATTTTTGTAAAATGGCTGTTACCATTTGAATAGCTTTTAGTTTATCCTCTTTAACGGGCGTTTCATCCTCTAGTTTAATTATTGTAGCTACACCATTTAATTTACTCATTACCTTAGACCACTCATTCACTTTAAAGCGAACATCCGGTGTTTGTTCATCTCCGCCTTTCTTTGCAACATATTCTTCAGCAGGTGCAATTGCTTTATGAGCCCAAATATTACTAGATACATCTTGCATGTAATCAGTTGGTTTAGATTCAATAGATGTTTTTAAATTTTCTACCAAGGTTGCTACGGCCGTATTAATGACTTTTGAACCAAATCCTTTTAATTTCATATCATTAATTTTTTGTAAAGAAATACGGTGCTCAACTACGCCATGACGAATTCTATTTCCAGCGGCATCAAATAACCCCGTTGCTTCCTTTTCAATTATTTTATATTGTTGTGTGAAATCATTAAATGCAAAAAATTGATCAGGTGTATTTTTAATTAAAATCATTCCGTTAATACCGTCATCTGTATTTTCATTGGTGATTAAATTCGCACCTTCAATCTTAAAAGATATATCTGAATCACCTTTTCTCGCAAAGAATATCATATCACCGACTTTAAAATCGGATGATTTGCATGTGAATGCTGCATTAGAAGTTACATTAATTAAACCACCCGCATCAGCACTAGTCAATTCACCACCATTTCTTGGTTCACTATCTTCTTGACCTAACTTTGCTGCGAATTCATCATTTTTATTATTGCAATCACGTATGATAGCAAATCTCAACATTTTAATAATCAATTTATTGAGACGATCGATAGTTCCGGTTTCAATGCTATTCTTATAGTACTTATTAGCATATTGTTCGATATATTTGTTTAATTCACCAAAATAAGCTTCTCTAGCTTCTAAAAGTAATGTTTCGTCGATACGTGATGCCCAACCAGGTGCTCTTAAAATAGACATACCAATATTTATTGATTTTTTTAAAAATAAATGTAATATAGATGCATATTATGTGCGCAATTTACGGCTCAAAAGATAGAACCCTTTTTGATATACTACATGATGTCACTATTGATAGAGGTACATTTGCTTCATCATTTGCCTTTTTAGAGCATAAAAAAAGAAATTTATTCATATCCCGCCATAAAGGACATCCTAAAAAAATGGATAATATAGATCCAGAAAAATTATTTTCTAATTGCAAAAATAAAAATGTAACACATTATTTGGGTCATAATCAAGCTCCAACATCCTCACAACGTGAACATGATACAACTACATCACATCCTTTTGTAGCACATAACTGGGTCGTTGCCCATAATGGAGTCTTAACAAATTATAAAGAAATTAATAAAAAATATTGTGCATGGAATAAGAATCCTGTTGACTCTAGTAATATTCCTCATTTATTTCATGCATTAGAAACAAAGACACCGGATAAGTCAGAAGAAGAAATTATTTGTGATGGTCTCTCTTTATTAGAAGGAACATTTGCATTATGGATCTTTAATGAAAAAACAGGTAATATTTTTATCTGCAGACAAGGCAGTACATTATTTGCAAATGAAAAAGGTGATTTTTGTTCTATTCAATCAAAAAATTGGTTTGAGCTAGAAGAAGGTGTACTTTATAAAGTAACCAGAAAGCTTGAATTGGTAGGCAGCTTCAAAAACACATCTCCATTTTTTACTTTATGAAAAATTTAATTGTTACGTGCACACAAAAGAATAAACATTTTTTTCAAGATACAGACATTAATAAATCTTATAATGACTGCAATCTAAACAAAGATTTTGAATTAGAAGTCTTTTATCAAAACAAAGACGGTTTATCTAAACAATATAACACAATTTTAAATGATTCGAAATACAGTGAATATGAGTGGATTGTATTTGCACATGATGATGTGTATATTGATGATGCTCGACTTTTACAAAAATTAAACGAAGCTAAAAAATTAGAATATGACATTGTGGGGTTGGCGGGTGGATTGAATCCTCGTATAGGTGGAATTAATCTGTGGCATCTAATGACAGATAGAAAAGATCATCGTGGTTTTGTTGCACATCCTGTAAATGAAAAACAAATGATGGTAACAAATTTTGGGCCATCACCTGCTAGAGTAGCTATTATTGATGGACTATTTTTTGCTGTATATCAACCAAAAGCAAAAGAGGCAGGATTTAATTTTAATGAAAATTATACATTCCATCATTATGACATTTCATCTTCAATTGATGCAAATAAAAAGAAATTGAAGATTGGTGTTTATCCTATTAATGTTGTGCACAGATCACCCGGATTACTTTCTGTAGAGAATCCAACATGGAAGACCAGTAACGAAACGTTTATTAAAGAATATAGTGTAAATTCAAAAGAGACCAAATAATATAAAGCATGGATAAAATTGATTTAGATCATTTTGAAAAGATCTTCTGTCTCAAAATGATCACTGATGAAGAATATTTTTCATCAGTTGTTGATAGTACAGATCCGGATTATTTTCGCGATAAGGATGTTAAAGCAATGTTCTTATTGGTAAAAGAATATTTTGAAAAAAGAGATTGTTTGCCCAATCTCTCTGAATTAAAAAATTACCTTATTACACAAGAATTAAAAGATTCTTTTAAGAATGTATTATTGATGATTCAATCATTAGATAAAAATTACAATCATGATGAATTAATCAAGAATACAGAACGATTCTTAAAAGAGAGAGCTGTATATAAAACCATGTTAGATGTTGCTGATAAGTTGCAACAAGGTAAAGCAGATACTTCGTGGGTACTAGATCAATTTGAAAAGACATGCAATATTAATTTGACTACAGATATTGGTTTAGATCTTTATCACAATCCTGAAAAATTAATTAAAGAATTGAATTCTGATGAACCAGTTATTCCTTCAAAATGGGAATGGTTGGATGAAAAGTTAAATGGTGGATTCATGCAGAATGGTAGAGCGTTATACATCTTTGCGGGGCAAGCAAATGTCGGCAAGAGTATTGTATTGGGTAATGTAGCAAAGAATATTGCAGAGCAAGGTAAGACAGTATTACTTGTGACATTAGAAATGTCAGAGATCATGTATGCAAAACGCATTGCTTCGTCAGCTACTAAGATACCTGTAAGAACATTGCGAGAAGAGTCAGAAACATTGAAAAATGCGCTCGAAGAAATTAAAGAGAAGAATCCGCGTGGTCGCATTTTAATCAAAGAATTTCCGCCTTCTACAATTACACCAAATCAACTATCATCATTCATCAAGACATTAAGAAATAAAGGTATTTTTGTAGATGCAGTAGTCTTAGATTATTTGAATCTTCTTCATACACAGTATGGAAATAATTCATATGAAAAAGTCAAACACTTATCTGAACAAACACGCGCATTATCATATGTATACAATTGCCCCTTTATCACAGCAACGCAATTAAACCGTTCAGGATATGATGTAGCAGAACCAACTATGCAATCATTATCTGAGAGTTATGGATTGGCTACTACGGGTGATTTTATTGCATCTGTTTATCAATTAGAAGAAGATGCTGAGCAAGGTGTGATGCGCATAGCTATGATGAAAAATCGCTTCGGTCCTAACTTCGGTTCTTCAGCATTTCGAATTGATTATTCAACACTTACTCTAAAAGAAGATCAGGAAATAGCTTCAATGGTAGATAGTACTGAATCAGCTCGTGATATGTTAGCTTCGTTAGCAGACTAGTTGCATAAGATTCCATTTTGACTATATATACTCATATTCATGAGTAAGGAAGTCATATGGACTAATTATGGACTAGATGGTGCTGGTTGTTGTTTGCTCTTAAAATGGCTTAGGGGAAACGATATTGAAATACAATATACTACACCTAGAAAATTTAGAGATGATTTTCTCAAATGGCAATTAGAAAATAGTCTTACAAAATATTCAAGAATATATATTGCATCATTAGATTTATCAAAATGTCTAGATGTTGCTGATAAGTCCAACTGTGTAATTATTGATACACATAAAACACATAACGATAAAAAGCATTTATATTGTGATGCTAAGACAGCAATAGTTGAAACTAGTTCAACTACAAGATTAATTTTTCGCCTCTTTAAAAATGAATTAATCAAAAAATTAACACCCAAACAAATTAAATTAATTGGGTTAATTGATGATTATATTTCGGGTAAGAACAAATACAAAGAATCAAATTTGCTAAATGCTTTATATTGGGGAGTTAATTCAGATAGATTAAATCAGTTTATTAATCAATTCAATGATGGATATTATGGATTCAATCAACAACAACGCAACGTCATTAACTTGCATATTAAACGCATTGTGAAAGCAGTATCTGAATTAGATATCTTTCAAGGAATAATGCCTGTTAAAGGAAAACGTTATAAAGTTGCAGCAACATTTGCGGAAAACTATTTTCCGGAAATTTCAAATCATTTAATAAATGTTTATGGAATTGATATTGTTATGGTAGTGAACATGACACTTAAAACAGTTTATATGCAACAACGCGTAACATCAGATGCTCCTTTGCATTTGATTGCAGAGAAGTTAATTGAGGGTGGTGGATCAGATAGATATGCAGGGGGTAATTTAACTTCTAAATTTATTGAATTTACAAAAACTTTACAAAAAATATGGTAGCTAATCTTGTTATTGAAAAGAGGGAAATAGAACATAATTTTTTATGTTTCTGTTCATTGATGTGTTTAATATCTGGTAAGAAATTAAATCTACCTAATATTTTTCTTTTATTATTAAAAAATCCCACATACAAACAAATTCTCAAAAAAATGGTATCAATAGACACTGATTATGAATTATTCAAATTGTTTATTGATTTTGATCCTTCTTTAAGCAAAAGCAAATATATAAGTAAGTTCTTGAATTCTAAAGAAGGTGCGTCTATTATAGCTAGTAATGTTAAGCGATTTTGAACAAAGAATATATAATGAGTATTTAAAAACTAGTCGCCAAGCTAAAAACCAACCATATAGATTACGTAAAAATTTTGAAGATATACCACCTGATGTATTGGTTTATCTTAAGAGAATATCTAATATACTAAGAAAATTTCCTAGTATTCATGTTAATGATTATTTCAAAGCACCATATTCCATATATGGCACTGAAGAATATTTTGACCTAAAATATTTTACATCACAAAAAGCAATCAAAGCGTATACACTTTACGTTCAAAAAGAACCAGACTTTGATCCCGATTCTGAAGATATGCTTTTAAAAGTTTTAGACAGTTTAAAATTTTTAAAAGATTTTTTATCTACAAATAATATTTCATTACAACAATATCCATCACACATGACCAATGAAATGAAAAGTTTTATTTTGCATTGGAAAGAAAGAAAAATACATCCTTATGTATTGATTGAGCTGCCCAATGCATTATATTATATAAGACATGAAGATCAAGAGTTGTTGAAATTCATGTTTGGCGAGAATGTCTATGAAAATATACAATTGTATACAAATAGATATTTCTCATCGAAAAAATTAAAAGTATTAATAAAACAAGGATTAAAAAAAATATAAAGAAACCAATTAAAAATATTCAATATGTATACAGCATCAATGTTCCAATCAATCAAGAATGCCTTAGCCAAAGAAGACACAAGCGGATCTTCCTACAAAGACATTCTTAAGTTAGAAGTAGGCAAGACGTACACTGTTCGTTTGCTACCAAATACCAAGAAGCCAGAAGATACGTTCTTCCATTATTATTTGAATGGATGGCAATCATTCGCAACAGGTCAATTTGTTTCAGCAGTTTCATTGCAGTCGTTTGGTGAGAGAGATCCAATTCAAGAAGAGCGTTATCGTATTCTTCGTCTAGGTACGGATGTAGAAAAGAAGAAGGCTGAGAAAGTAAATCGTTCTGAGAAGTGGATGGTGAATGCATATATCATTGATGATCCAACCAATCCAGAAAATAACGGATCTGTTAAGATTGTTCGTTATGGTCGTCAATTAGCAAAGATTATTGATGAAGCTATGGACGGAGAAGATGCAAGTGAATTCGGACCACGTATCTTTGACCTTTCAAAGGGCGGTTGCAATCTCAAGATTAAGGTTGAGAAGCAAGGTGAATATCCATCTTATGTTTCATCTCGTTTTACTTCACCAAATGATTTGGGATTGTCAGATGCAAAGATTACTGAGTTGTATAATTCAGTTCATGATCTCAAGAAGATTGCTGGTGTTAAGACAGCAGATGAATTGAGAGAGCTTTGGGAAGAGCATTTCCTCTGTAAGAGTTCAGTTTCTTCAGCTGCAGCGCCTGTCGAATCTATTCAAGCAACAGTTTTAGCAGAACCAACGACAGTAACAAAGACATCTACTGCATCAACAGATGACGATGATATTCTTGACGATGCAACGGTTCAAGAATTGTTGAAAGGATTAGACTAATATGGATGAAGATGTGAAAGATATGTTGCAACAATTCATAGGTCAAACCTATGGAGAGATTGCAAAATTAGATCAGAATATTGTCGGGAGGGCGTCACATTTGCGCCCTCAGGGACATGAATTCAAAAATGTCGCAACGAATATTCTGACTAATATTGGTACACCTGCAACAACGGCACCCGCCCCACAACAAAGTGTACCTGCACCCAGAGCTGTTATTCAACCAACAGCTACTATGCCCAATACCGGACAATTAGAATTTGACTTCGATGATTCTGCTACTGCGAAAAATATCTTTTCAGCGCTTAAGAGAATTGAAGATAAATTGAATCATATTAGTAATAAGTTGCAAAAATTGGATTAGTAATACAATTATTACATGAAATTATCTTTTAAGAATAAAAATAGTTTTTGTAATAATTTCCTTTCTCCTATTTCGAGGCTGTCAGACTTAGCAATTCTGACAGCCAGAAATAATGAAATTATTTCATTAAACAAAACAGCGGATAACAATAGTATTCTTTATGCTAAGTGCTCAGATGTTACATTAGAGGGCGATCAACAAGTATCGTTAAATATTCCCGACGTAAAGAAATTTATAAAAGCTTTTGATTGTATTGAAGATCAAAATATCGAGCTGCATTTAAATTCAAATAATATCGAATACAAATCACCAAAGATAAAATTTAAATATCATTTGTTAGAAGACGGTATTATTGCACCGGTAGGATTATCTTTGAATAAAATTCAATCATTTGATTTTGATGTAGAATTTAATATCGATATATTAACATTTCAAAATTTATTAAAATGCAGCACATTTAATAATAGTGAAAAAATTTATTTTTATTCAGAAAATGGTGAGATTCATTGTGAATTGACAGACAAGAGTAAACATAATGTTGATAGTTTTACAACTGTATTAGCTGATACATTTCAAGGTAATGCATTAACAAAACCAATGCCGTTTTTGTTTGATGTTGTTCGTAGTATTTCTACTTTAAGATCAACAAAATTGCAATTTAAGATTAATTCGAGCAAAGGTATTTTGTGTGTTGAGGTTGAAGAGCCTGGTTATTATCTCAAATATATCACAACAGCGAAAGTGATTTAATCTTTATACCACTTATATAATAAAAATGAATAAGAGACAAAAAAATAAAATATCTACTCCTGGATATTTTATAAAAAGACTCAGAGATTGTGGGTTTAGTGTAGTGCGCATATTTCAAAAATATGGACCTCATGATCCCCGTCGTTGGACAGTATTAATCGATCCGGGCCGTGCTTCGATCTTTGTTACATGTTTTACAAATAAAAGCTTTATTGATGAGATTTTCTTTGAACTAAATGACGGTGGCATCCTTTTTCCCAAAAACTTTTCTATATCAACACAATCTATTGAAGTAATTGTATCCCACTTAAACGAGAAAAATATACAGACAATTGATGAAAAAAGCCCATACTATGTTAAAAAGAATAAATAATTCTATGGGCGAAAATCCCGATGATAAAAAGAAAAGAACACCAAAAAATTCTGACAAAATCGGGAAAGATCAAATCAAACAGCTCTTAAAAGAGGCTCTGCAAGCTGATTTGTTAGAGCGTTCTCGTAAATCAGCTGACAATAAAATAGCTATTTCATCGACTCTGGAAGAGTTTATGAAATGTTTTATTGTTTTGGGATATGATATGAACGGCAATCCTATAAATTTAATTCACGCAAATAGTCAACAAGATGCAGATTCCCTTTCTACAGCGGTTAATAGATTCTTTATGCAAAATAATAGCCCCGATGGTCTTTAAAGTTCCTACCAAAGGAACAACCTTCGGTGTTTTAGCCGGTGATCATAAAGGAAAAATGTTTGTTTTGATCGAAAGCAGTATATCAAAATGTGAATTTTTGACATTACCGGATATCAAAAATCAAACAGTATCTAAATTTGATTTGAAACAGGGCATAAAGAATAAAATTTTAGAAAAAGTAGAGATCTTGCCATATGATCTATATGTTTTTTTGAAAGAACAATATTTGTATAATAAAAAACATAAATAGAATATATGGACTTCGTTAAAGCAGAAAGAATTGTGTCTCCCATTTCTGGTCAACCCGTTAACCCCCGAATTATCGAAAGAAAAATGGGAGACAAAATTTTTGTTGAAGCTCATTGGTATGATCCATCATCGGGCACTTTTATCAGAAAAGGTTTGATAAAGGTTTTAGACGCAGAAACTGGTTCTGATATTTCTTATTCTTGTAAATTTAATTAAACCCCTTATCATAAGGCATGATCATATTGCCTGAAGAATATATAGCACAAAAATTCTTCCAACATGCAGGGGCACCAAAACACAATCGTTTTAATAAAACGTATGTTGGTTCTTGTCCTATTTGTAGAGAGGGCAAGTCTTGGTTAAAGAAGCAACGTTGTTATTATATTCCAAAAAATAACAACATATATTGTCATAATTGTGGCTGGAGTTCAACACCACTTTCTTGGATACAAGAAGTGACGCGTATGTCAATTTTTGACATTAAAAAAGAATTAGAGAATTACTCTACTATATCATTAGATGATATTACAACGGAAAAGAAAGAGATTATACAATCAGCAACATTACCGGAAGATTGTATAAATTTATTTGACGAACAACAAGTTGAATATTATAAAGAGGAAACGGTTGTAATCAGAGCATTGGAATTTATTCATGCTAGACGATTAAATGAGGCAATCAATCGCCCTAAAGCATTTTATATATCATTAACAGATCCGGTTCATAAGAATAGATTGGTTGTTCCATTCTTTGATAAAAATAATAAGATAGTGCATTATCAAACAAGAACCATCCTCTCTGCGGACAATAAGTTAAAACCTCGTTATATATCAAAAATTAATAGTGAAAAGACATTGTTTAATATTGATCAGATCAATGATGATAATGAGGTTTTTATCTTTGAAGGGCCGTTTAATTCATGTTTTACAAAAAATGGAATAGCGGTCGCAGGTATTCAAGATGAATCAGAAAAATTATTTTCAACAAAGCAACAAGATCAAATTAATTCATTATTATTAAAGGATTATATTTGGGTACTTGATTCGCAATGGATTGATGAAGCCGCTAAAAAGAAAAGTCAAATTCTAGCTAAAAAGGGTGAGACTATTTTTATATGGCCCGAGAATGTTGGTAAAAAAATAAAAGACTTCAATGACCTAGCTATTTCATTAAAAATAAATGAAATTCCAAAAGAATTTATAAAGAAAAATTCTTACAGGGGATTAGCTGCTGAGATAAGATTAAAAGCGATGTATTAAACGCCTTTGTACTTAGGATCACCAGAAGATGCAATATAACCATTTAGGATTTCTTTAAACCCTGCTAACTCACGTGCAACTAATGCAATCTTTTTTGTTTCTGATGTCTTTAGTGATCCAAACAAACTTTTTTCATGTGCTTTTGATAGTTGTGATTGGATAGAATCAGGTCCCTGACCATTCAAAAAATTTGTAAATTCAGATATTTTTCCAATCCATTCGTGAAGCCTTTCTACCATAGCAACATTGGCTTGAGCTGCAGCAATTGAAGCTTGCTGTGTACTAGCCTCAATATCAAAATCAGACACATCAGTACCCTTATCCAAAGTTGATGCCATAGCTTCAGAATCTGAAATTTCCACACCATCATCTTCATTTAAAACTTTTTTAAATGCACTTTCAAATAAGTTACTCATGCATTTATTTATTCAAGAATGGTAAATAATTTTGTGAGAAGACGTTTTTTTAATGAAGATAGTACTATTGCCGATGCTAATCGTAATGTAACAGGTATTGGTCCCGATGCATCTGATTCTTCTCTCACCGATTTAAAAACACAAATTCCTTCTGCAGAAGGCACGCCTAAAATATTGCCCCATCAATTCCAATCATCAGTGATTATTCCGCAAATAGCAAATTATATTGTAGAATTGAAAACGCTATCTGACAAAGTAAGTGATTATAGTAATTCAGATACTGCTTCTGAATCAAAGAAAGTAGTCGCACAAAAATTAATCGAGCGCATCAATAAAATCAATGCTATATTTGCACAAGATATTATTAAGTATCTTGACAAATTATCATTTTGAAATATTATATAAGAATGTTACGTGGTGTAATTGTTCTTTTATTAATATCTGGTACAATATCTTTTTTATTTGCTAACGATATAAAAACATTTTTGGGTTGGTTATTCTGCCTATCTATGTTACAGATTATTTTTTATAATATTTGGAATACTATTTTAAATGTTATAAACGAAAAGAATCAAATTGATATTCTCAGAGAATATTCTAAGCAAGGTTGTAATGTAAAGTGCCCTTGTGATAAAGCAATTGATAATTTTATTCCTATCAGATTAAATGAAGACAATTCATATAAGTGTCTGGACTGTAATAAAAATGTTCGTGTTGATGTCGATGTCAAAACATTTCTCCAAACAGAACCCGTAAAATTAGAAAAATCAGAAGCCTTTAACATTATTTATAAAGAAAATGGAGACGCCGTTTAATTCAAAAGAATTGCAAAATGCAGAAGAAAAAATTTCTTCACCAACCCATCAACACGAAGCAAGAATTAAAAAACAAGATTTATTGGGGTTATTTGAAAAATTTTCTTTACAACAATCACATAATGCATACCGCGCATTTCAACAGGGTTATAGTCTTTCTAAAAAATCATCTAATAATGAGCTATTAGCAAATTTGAACCTTTCGATTGAGAGTTATCTGATTGATAATTTACCCGATGAAGAAAAGAAAGTTTCCAATAAAAAAATTAATCTATACTTTAATGCATTAGAGAAAATTGTAGACATCATAGTGCATGATTATAATAAAAGCTTTGATCATAATTTGATTTACTTTTTATTAGGAAACCTGTTAAAAAATATACATGAATAAAAATATCGAAGTAACAATTGGTGATCACAAGATGTCTGTAGAAACGTACGCACGTTGGCTTTGTTTGATTGAAGCTTTGGATATTGTTACTAAGACTGCAGAAGAACACAATATTGATTTGAATAAAAGGAATGATTGGATTAAACCATTAGATTTTCAAAAATATATTGTAGAACGTGCACCAGCTATGATTCATGATGTAAAGGTAGAAGAGTACATCTATGATCTCGAAATTCTTAAGGAAGAGGATTTCCGTAGCAATGAAAGTCTCGTATCGACAATTTAAAATCATCACCTCCTTGTATAGGGGATGCATATGACATCCCTATATACATTTTAGTAGGACTTAAAAAAGTAGATAGGGTTTGTACTTCAGATACTAATTTATAATTAAATTCTGAATCACAGTAAAATACTTTGAAAATATTGCCTTTATTTGTCAATTGAAATCTTAATGTTTGCCAGTTTGTATTTTTTATATAGAAACTAGTCATTTCTTGCGAAGTAAGATATTCAAATGTTGTATCTTTTCTAACAGTCAAAGAATTAAATTTAGGAGCAGCTAAACCGGTAGAAAATCCATATGCGGAAGTACCAAAATATCCGGAATTGTCAAACCCCGCAACTAAAAAATTACCATCAACTCCATCATTTAAAATTGTAGAGCTCGGGCCGTAACCCATACCATAATTTTTACCACCACCCGTTTGTGCAGAAAGATAATTTAAAAATGTCGTAAACCCAGCTCCTCCTAAACCTGTACGCCTATCTTCTATTTTGTAAGAGAATGACCAAATAATATCTTTCGATGCATCGAAAGCTGAAATACAAGTAAAATTCATTCCCGTTGACATTAAAAGTATTTAATAGGTGTAAATATTTTCAATGTCCGGTAATGCACGATTTCATGATAAATTGCACAGATCTAATCACCACACATTATCTACAGCTGGTTTACTAGATAGTGCGTATGATCCCATTGCTTCGCCATCTCACCCATTTCAAGGCGATTTTATTTTAAATGGCAATTTATCAGCATCCGGTAATTTATCAGCTGATGAATTATTTTTTTCATTTCCAAATGTAGCTGGAATATCACCAAATACTACGGATATATCATACCTATATTCTACTACTACTACTAATAGCTCGAAATGGCAATCTACATTTAATAGTCTATGTAGTATGTCTGCGAATTATGATAATTCATTTACATGGGTAAAAAACAATTCATCAAACATGCATGTTGATAGATTGGGTATTGATACGGATATCAACACATATCCATCTAATATAAAATTAGCGGTACAAGGTGATACAGTAATATACGGGAACCTATCTTCTTTAGGTTCTACTACTTTAGTAAATTTGACATCTAATAGCACAGATGCATTATCTGTTATAAGTCCGGGATTTAATTCAGCCCTTTATATAGATCAACAGGGAGGTACCTTACCCGCAATCAATTTAAAAAATAGTGGCAGTGGGCCTATGATGGCATTAATAGGCAATGGAAATGTGGGCATAGGTGAAATCTCACCGCCGGAAAAGCTTACAGTTGCGGGCGCAATATCTGCAAGAGGAATAATATATGCCTGGCAAGGCAACAGTGAACAATGGAATCAAAGTAATACAACGATTCAAGCTTATTCCGGCAAATGGCAAAGTAATTATAATACAGTTAGTAGTTTGTCTAGCGGGTGGTCTAGTAGCTATACGACATTAATTAATAATTCAAGTAAATGGTCAAATGCGTATAATACGTTAACATCAAATTCAGCAACGTGGAATATAACTTTTAGCAATTTAAATGCCAATAGCGCTAACTGGGACAGTGTTTACAATACTGTCGGTATTACCAGCGCTAATTGGGCATATGATGGATCTGATATAAAAGCTTTATCATCTAATTGGGAAAATACATATTCAACAGTGAGTACTAATAGTGCTATATGGAGTAGCGGCATTACATTAGAAGATGTGCAAGATAGTATAAATGGAATGCTATCTGCCGGAGCTGGGATTGCTATTAGATATGATGACCCATCTAATAAATTAGAAATAAAATCTACAAACGCTGCAAATTTATCAACTTCTACAGGACTAGTGGCCGGCGCATATGCACTTGCTTATGATACAAGAAGAATTGAAACAGGTTCTTTAAAACAATCCGGAAATCAAATTTTTATACAAAATGGTGTTTTTTATACAACGGGATCTGATTCAACTATATATACAACCGGTGCTGGATCTCATATATATACAAATAGTGGTAATATTTCATCGACGACAGGTAACCTATACTTAAGTACTGGGAATGTATCGGCTAAAAATGCATTTTTCAAAACTATTAGTGCAGCAGATAGTTTATTTGTTAATGGTAAAAACATAGGTGTAATTGATTTGTCTTTTTTGGGCGGATTATCTTCTAATTGGCAAAATACTTATAGTACAGTTAATACCAATAGTGCTAATTGGAACTATCAAGGATCAGATCTAAAAGCCTTATCAAGCAATTGGCAAAATAGTTATACAACAGTTAATACCAATAGTGCAAAATGGCAAAATACTTATAGTACAGTTAATACCAATAGTGCTAATTGGAACTATCAAGGATCAGATCTAAAAGCCTTATCAAGCAATTGGCAAAATAGTTATACAACAGTCAATACCAATAGTGCTAATTGGAACTATCAAGGATCAGATCTAAAAGCCTTATCAAGCAATTGGCAAAATAGTTATACAACAGTTAATACCAATAGTGCTACGT